TGCTGCATGAGAGCCGCCTGCTGAGTTGCACGGGAAAGCTCAGCCTGCCCAAAGCCGTTTGCCATCGCCATGTTGGTGCCGTTGATAAGCTGCGCCTGCTGGTAAAATCCGTCGCAAAGGCCCTGATTTACACTGTCGATCTTGCGCTCGACATTGGCAAAATCGGAAGTCAGCACGTAGCCATCCACCACGCCGCCGTTGCCGTTGTTGCCGAAGCCGTTGCCCCAACCACCTGCAAAGATGAACAGGAACAGAACAATGAGCCACAGAGCGCCGTTGTCGCCCCAGCCGAAACCGCCATTACCGCCAGCATTGGCGGGAGCCACAGGCATCGTCAGCATGGGAGCGCCGTCAGAGGAAAGAGACATAGAAAAACTCCTTTCAATTTTTATTATCAAATCGTGGCCACGATGTTGATTACTTTATAAGTCCTTGAAACTGTTTCGCCATTTCTTGTAGCTGGTTCAACTGGTTCTGAGACATTTTGCCGGATTGCAAAAGTTTCTCCACCTCTGCTTTTGGGTCCCCCTGAAACGAGGATCGGAACTGGTTGAATTGCTGCATCATCTGTTGAAACCGGCCTACCGGCGTGTTCCCGCCGCCTAAAGCGTTAAAAAAGGGGTTAGCCATCCGCATCAGCCTCCTTCGCCTTCTTTTTACCCTTCATGCCGTCCACAACCGCCGCCAGCGCATCAAATTCTTCCCGGGTGACAAACTTCACCGGGTCTGCCGTAGGCGCTGTACGGGGCGTTTCTGTGCGTTCTACGAGGTCATAAATCGTAAGGGACGGTTTACCGCTGGCATCCGCCTTCTTGAGGTACACCGTAGGCGCGGAGCTGTCCCACAAAGCCACAGCAGCGTTGGGCGCGATCATCCAGTTCCGGGCCTCCTGCTCACCGCTGACCCACTGGACGCCGCTCTGCGCCACCGGGTTTTGCGGGGCCTGCGGCATCTGGGGTGTCATAGGCTGCATCTGCTGCTGGCGCATCTGCATGAGGTTGTCCGGCATAGGCGGTGCGTAATATGGGTTTTGCCATCCGTAAGGTGTGTAAGCCATTTTAGTCATCCTCCTTGACCCAGTAATACAAGATGTTTTCATTGCTGCTGTCCCAGCTGTCCCAGATCACGCCGTCGCAGACGCAAACCACATGGCCGGACAAAGCCAAAATATAGGTGCCCTTTGGGTGATCCTCCGCAAATTGACCAACCGTGTAGCAGTCCGGGCAGGTGTCCGGCGCGATGTACCGCCGGTATCCGATGCTGCGGAGATACCGCCCCCAACAAGCGTTTGCCGACGGCATATCACCATCTAAATACCCTTGGATACAGAGCCTTAAATAAACCTCGCCCCACTCCTTGCCGGTAGCCTTGACGATTGCCCGCACGGTGCAGTCCCCCACATTTTTCCCGCAGGGGTTGGGGTTGAAATGGTTATACATACTCCCTCCGGTCATCGTAGAGTAGCTCAATCATGCGCACACAGCGTTCCAGCTCCGCTGGATCGGTCTGCGCAACAATATCTCGCGCCAACTCCGCCGGATACCCGCAGGCCAAAAGCCGCTCGTACATTGTGTGCGCCTCCTTTACACTTCTATGATACAAAAAATCCGGACAGCCAAACTGCCCGGAAACTGCCTGTATTCTGCCTTCAAACTGCCCCGGCACAATTAGGGCCGATCAGGCTTGCCAGATTTGCCGAAACGTGATATAATCCTTATTGTGTAAGCAATCTGGCGATTGTATCACTTTCGACTGGCTGTGCGTCAAACACAAACAGAAAAATAGGCACCCAACGACTGGTACTCGTTGGGTGCCGCTCTTTTTTATTTTTTGTTTTTTTCTTTTTCCGCCTAAACACAATAAGAGAGCCGTGTCCGATTCGGACACGGCTTTTCTCATCCCTGCATATCATCCGCTATTTTGGCGTAGGCACGCCGCCGGATCTTGGCCAACCCGTCCACGCTGACGTGGAGCAGCGCCGCCGCCTGTAGGCAGCTCTGGCCGTGGACGTCCACCGCCAGCACCGCCGTCTCCTCGTCAGGCGGCAGGCCTACCAGCCGGACGGCTTGCGCCGCCCGGGCCGGGGCCATCGATGACAACAGCGCCCGGATCTCTCGGTTTGTTTTTTCCATGGGTTCCCCAGACTTGCAGAGCGCGGGAAAACCGCGTGGACGTTGCCGCCATCTGTGCCCTCCTTTCACTTAATCCGGATAGCCCGGTCTGATCGCGCAGGTCACCAGCCCCACGCGCCGCGTCCTCCGCATGACGGCCCCGCCGTTGGCGTCATTGTCGGTGCCGGTGTTGCCCTCAACGGTGAGCACGCTGCCGCCGTCCACCGCCATCACGATCCCGCAGTGCTCGGTCTTTTTCCGTTTCCCGGAAAAGTCGAAAAACACGATGTCTCCCGGCTTATAGTCCCCCGTGACGATCTGCCCGGGTGAGAACGCCCGATAGCGGTTGACGAACGCCGTGCAGCTGCCCGTCTTGTAGAGATTGAACCCGGCCTCCCGGAAAACCCACCACACAAACACCATGCACCATGCGTATGCCCTGCCGCTGACCGTCCTGCCGTAATAGGCATCGTTGTACTTGACCTTGTTGGAGCCGGAGGGCGTCTCAACGACGCCCTCCTGCCAACCCGCGATCCGGAGCACTGCCGCCCGGGTCCGGGGCTGGATGGTCTCCATCAGATCCGCACGGCCTTTGTGGGGCGGCCGTCCTCGTCAAAGGTGATGCGGTAATGGCCTTCCGGCGTCCAGACCTCCTCCTCGGTGTTGGCCTTGGCAGGGTTGAACTTCATGTAGTCGTGGAGGTGCTTCCCGTCCTCAGGTTCCTTCTCGGCAGGGATAAAACCTTCGGCCATCTCCTTCTCGCTCCAGCCGGTCTGGGGGCCGTCGAGGGTCATGGTATAGTCCAGATGGAAGGTCGCGCCTGCCGCCTTCAACTCGGCGTTGATCTCGCTGAGCGTCTTGCCGTTCTTCTTGCCCTCGTTGATGATGTTCTCAAAAGTCTTGTTCATAAAATGTACTCCTTTCAAAATTCGGTTGAATCTTCAACCGGTTTTAACTGTTCTTGTCCTCGGCCACCCGCTGGGTGCCGAAGTAAAAGCCGATGACCACCGTGAAGATGGTCAAAAACTCGCTGCCGCTGATGCTCTCCCGCAGGGCCAGCACCGCGAACACCACCGTCAGGGTAATGGTCACGAGGCTTTTCACCGCAAGAAGATTCCCCAGCCGTTTCTTGATGTTTTCCATAGCGTTCTCCTTTCAGCGATCACTGATATGCTCCAGATCCTCGATCCGGTGGTTGATAACCTTGATCTGTTCCTCGATCACCGGCACCCGCTGGGCAAAGCTGTTGTGCTCCCGCACTTCGCGGGTCAGCTCGTCCAGTTTGGTGTCGGTGATCGCCTGCTGTTTGCCGTTGGCGATCAATACGCCCATCAGCGTCAGCCCCCCGGTGATGAGGGCACATACAATCGTCTCTGTCATATCGTTCTCCTTAATGTTGCAGATTAAGGGTTTCGCGCTCAGGTTGCCTCCGCCCAGCCGTAGACCCCCGGTTCCCACACGTTGGCGTCAACATCGCTGGTCCAGTGCTTGCCGTTGTGGCTTACCTGTGCCCCCTTGGCGTAGGCGTCCGTGCTGCCCACCGGCTGGCTCCACGCGGGCCACTCCTCGGCGGGGTCAGAGATCCCCACCCACAGGCTGGGGGCCGCGTCCGGCGTCCAGGTCTCCTGGCTGGTGTGGTTTTGCAGGCAGCGATACAGCTTCCCGCCGTGTGCCCGGATGTTACCGGTCTTGTAGTCCACCGGATAGGCCCAGGGGGAGAATAACTCCGTGTGCTCGCTGGCCGTCACGGTGTCAATGGTGCCGGTCTCGCACAGCGTCACGAAGGTAATGGCCGCAGCGCTCTGGGCGCTCACCAGCTCCGCTTCCAGCTTCGCCACCCGCTCGTCGGTGGTAGGCGGCTCCGGCTCCGGGGGAGGCGGGGTATACGCCCTGCCGATGGCCGCGCCCTCGTAGGCGGGCAACGCCCCGATCTCTGCGGCGAAGTCCGCCTCGGCCACGATCATGTTGACGATCACGCCGTCCTCTACAATGCAGTATTCCATAGGCTCCCTCCTTTACGCCGCCGATTTCAAGTGCATTCGGATGGCGATAAATCCAGATCCTCCTGCACTGCCATTAGTTGAGTCCATGTCTTCACTGCCGTTGTTGACCGCGGCTCCACCACCACCGCCAGCGCCAGAATTAGGCGGGGCATTGTTAGGTGAAACAACTCCCGCAAATCCCAAATTGTTCGAAATACTGCCTCCATTGGCTCCGTTTTTCTCGCCACCTTTCCCGCCTGGGATTCCGCCGCTCGGGAGAGAGGAACCGTGATAATAGATTGTGCCGCCACCACCGCCACCGGGAGCCTTTTCAAATGCGGTGAATGACGAAAAAACCATATTATCCGCACCATTCGCACCGGGCAAGCCGTTAGTGCCTCCGCCTGCAGCGCTTCCGTTACCGGCACCGTTCGTCGTTCCTCCCGTGCCGCCACTTGCCACGGCATCCAAAAAAGATGTGCTTCCGCCTGTGCCGCCGTCTTTTGCGGGGGTAATCATGCCACCCTCACTGTATCCAGCCGATCCCGCAAAGCCGCCAGCTCCGATGATGGCGGGGTAGTTTTTATTTGCTTCAATTTGAACACCAGTCTTTTTCACTACCGATCCGGACCAACCGCCTCGCCCGGCCGCAAGACCTGCTTTTTCCCAAGATCCGCCCTGGCCGCCACCGCCAGCTCCGCAAACTGTGAAATCTATCGTGTTCACATTACCAGAAAACTTTACCTGTACGCTTGCAGTCACCTTGAAAAAATCGAGAGCAGTTAAGGACAGTGTTTTTGCAATCGTGGTTCCCTTGGTCACAGTAACGATTTCGCTGTAATCTACAATATCGGCATAGCCTGTGATTTTGATGGTCTGTTGGCCCTCGTTAAGGAACCCGGTTGCAATGCCATTTTCGTTTGTGTACACAGCCTGCCCATTCTCACTTAAAATGCCCTGCACCAGAACGCCGGAAAGCGGATTCCCGCTTTTAGTCCGTGCGGTTATCGTGATAGCCGCAGAATCCGACATAATCAGTTTTAACCTTTCGGCGATCCCAGCAATCGCATCATCCACCGTCCGGTCCGCTGCGCTGCCGAACAGGGAAATCTCTGTGGAATCTTGCAGAAGGGTTTTCTTGCTCAGCTCCGTGCCGACATCTGTCGGGGCATCCGCCCGTACCATGTCAAAGGTATCCGTTTCCCCCGCAACCGGCGTCAGCTTTACCCGGCCCGGATACAAAGATACACGATCTCGCATACGCTTCTCCTTTCACACCTCCCCGGCGTACAGCTCGCCGGAGAAGTACCACGATTTTGTAATATTGCTAATGAGGAGATCCAGATCAACCAGAATCTGCTCGATATTGTTAGCCCGGATATAATCCAGCTGCCGGATCGTCTCCGGCGTCTCCGGCGTAGACTTCATCACTGCGATCTGCCGCCGCAGCGTGGCGATGTTCTGCCGGTACGTCTCCATCTGGCCAGCCGTGGGTGTGTCCGATTCGGACCAGTCCTTTTTGACTTGCACCGGGCAATCATAACCCAGCGCCTGGAACCGTCCCGCTACATACTCAACCGCCGCGCCTACCCGGTTGAGGTCGTTGGCGTTGTAAAACCCCTTCGCGGTCTTGTTCGCCACGTCCTCCGCCGTCCGGCCGGTGATGAGGGTCAGCAGACCGTAGTAGAGGGTCAGGTCGAAATCGGAGCGTGTCCCCGCCGCGTTGACGGCGGTGAGGGCAACGTGATAGGTATCATCCGCTGCCCGGTCCACCGTAGCTGTCCACGCCCCCTCGATCAGCGTCCATGTGTAGGCCGTCCCGTTGACGGTGCCCGTCACATAGATGATCTCAGAGGGCAGTGCGACGCTTAAAACCTGCGTACTCATACGATCTCCACCGCGATCACCATCGACTTACCCGCGTCAACCGGATTAGGCGTAATGGTGGCCGACTTGATGACCGGCACGGAGGTATCCAGCGTCACCGTCCGTGAGACCGTGGTTTTCTGGCCAGCCGCATCCGTGGCCGTCACCACAATGGTGTTGCTGCCCTCCCTCAGCGTCACGGACTTGGTAAAGCTGCCGTTGGAGGCTACCGTCACCGCGCCCTGATCCACGCCGTTGAGGGTGATGCTGATGGTCACGGGGCTGCTGGTGACGTCGTTGGTGGTGCCCGCCACCGTCTGGGCCGGAGATGCCGTGATGAGGTCCGCCACAGGAGCCGTGATGTTCAGCGTGGGCGGGACGGTGTCCACCTTGTAGGTGGTGGTCTTCTGCGCCGCCGCGTTGCCGTCATGATCCTTGCAGTCCACCGTGACGGTGTGGCTGCCGTCCGTGAGGGCCGTGGCGGGGGTGTATGTTACCTGATAGCCGTTTGCAATGGCCGTGAAGGTGATGGCAGAGGACGCTACCGCCGTCCCGTCCTGCTTAACCACCAGCGTGGACAGATCCACCCCGGAGCCGTCCGCCTCGTCCACAACGGTGAAGACAACCGGCTGCTTGCTGTTGTTGACGTATGCGCCGGTGGACGGCGAGATGATGGTGATGACGGGAGCCACCCGCTCACGCACTACCAGCTTCAGCCCCGCCATCGTAGAGGCGTCCGCCGTGCCCACCGTCCCGGCCTCGTTGGTGGCCTTGACCTGTACGTTGTAGTAGCCGCCGGACTGGTTGAAGGACGTTTTCCCCGGCGCTGTGATGGTGGCCTCGTACTTGCCCGTCCCGCTGTTGAGGGTTAGGGTGTACGATTGGCCGTTGATAATTGCCTGTACTGTTTTGATCGCCATGTTAAACCTCCCCGGCGTAGATCTCGCCCGCGTAAAATACGGACGGCTTCGGCTCATAGATAAATAGCTGCTCGATCACCCCGACGGCCAGCAGCGTGGGAGAGTTGATCCCGACGGGGTTTACGGAAAATTTGCGCTTTCGATCAGCGGCTTGTACTGGAAATATCCGCTCTTGGTGTACACCGTTACGGATACCCCCGCACTCTCGCCTCCAGTGTTCTCCGCCGTTACCGTGTAGGTGTACGTCTCGTTTTCACCGGCGGTCAGATCCACAAATTGAGTTGCTCCGGTGCTGCCGATCTTTGCCCCGTCCCGGTATACGTTGTACGTCCCCGCTCCTTTGCTTGCAGCCCACCGCAGCGCTACCGCCATGCCAGACTGCAAATTTGTGGGGGAAATTGGTGGATCAGGGATGATCTCCGGACCAGCCGTAAAAGCCCCCGTCCCGGCGTTGGTGTAAAACTGCTCGCCAACGGTATCATAAAGGCCAATCGTGCCAGATGCGTTTTTGCATGGAACAAAATCTTTTACAAGCGCACCATTTTCATAAATCTGGCAAGAATACAGTTTTGCACTTGAAAAATTCTGTGCTGCGCTGCTGCCTCTCTGTGCCAAAAGGTAAAGAGTTTTAGAGACATTTCCTGCTGTTGTTGTGACAGTTTTTGTTTTATCAAGGATTGTTTTTGTGGCAGTTTTCTCAACACTATGTCGATTAAGTGCTGGAATCCCCTTGGGGAAATCTACATTATTTGCGCCGTTTGACCTAAAGACAACCAGATTTCCAAACCATCGGAAAGAAAACTGTCCGACAACGCCGAACAAACACGCGTTTTCTCCATCTGCTACCGCCGTTAGCTGGAAATCCATGGAAACCTTTGTGTTTGCGGTCGGTATGTGGCCTGTATCAATATACTGTGTTCCGCTGCTTTGAATGTATTCCAGCTCCGTATACCCAGTTGGTAGCTTGCTCATGCACCCTCCTTATCCCAATAGACCACCACGCAGCCCAATGCGCCTTGGACGCCGTTTGCACCTTTTCCCGGAGGAACATCAATGACCCAGTAAGTCCCGTTGGGTTTTCCCTGGGAGTCGTACGAGGTTTCATCGTGCCCCTGTCCCTGCGTGCCGCCCTTGCCTCCGGCCCCGCCGTCCCCAGTTCCCGGCACCGGCTTTGCCACGCCCGTCCGGGCAAAGCTGTCGCCGCTGGCCACGTCCGTATAGCCGTTATCGTAGCGCTTGCCGTTGGCGGAGGAGTACGCGCCGAAGGTGGTGTCCGTCCCGAAGGCCACCGGGAACTCCTGGCCATCGTTGATGTTGATGGTCCCGGCCCATACCAGACCGCCCAGACCGTCCACGCCGTCCGCACCGGCAGCGTCCCACGTGCCGTCTGCGCCACGGGTGCCGTCGCCGCCCTTGCCCACGAGAATGACCCGCAGAGATTTCTTTCCCGCCGGGGCCTTCCATGTGCCGGGGGAGGTAATGATCTGCCGCTCCGTAAACAAAAACGCGCCGTCCGCCTGCAACAGCTGACTCTGGCAGCCCTGCATGACGCCGCCCGAAAACTGGAACGTCTGCATGGTCAGCCGCGCAGTGGTGGCCTGACTTTCGTCCAGCCACACCGTCTCCACGTCCCCGATCTCGGAGGACGGATCGCCACGGCCCGTCAGATCCAGCACGTTGCCGCCGTAGGTGGAGAGGATCAGCCGTGCCGCCGTCAGCGCCTGCGCTTGCGTCTTGATAAACGGATTGTCAATGCTCACTGTCTCGCTGGACGATGTGGCGTTGCCGGAGACGATGTACTGGGTGCTGCTGCCGTCGTTGAGGGTAAAGATCAGGGCCGCCACGTCGCTGTTGGCTGACATTACCGGGTAGCCTGTCAGGTTGTCCAGGGTAATCTTGTTGCCCTCGCTCCACAGCGGTTCCGCCGTCAGGTCCCCCGTCTCCGCGTCCGCCCTGGGCCACGTCCCGGTAACCATGCACACCCACCGTAAAATATCCCCGCACTTCTTGCCCTGGACGTCCGCAGCCGTCCGCACCGTGGCCGCTGCCGCCGTGTAGTTGGGGTCCACGTGCCACCGATCCTGGAAGTTGACGCCCAGCTGCGCCGCCAGAGCGCCAATCCACCCGCCAAGCGTAGTGGGGAGCGTGGACGGTGCCAGAAATTCCCGGTTTGCCAGCAGGCCGATGATGTCCACCAGATTCCACTGCATCGTCAGGCCGTTGTCGCCGGTTTTCCAGCCGCCGGAATACTGGTAGAAGATCCCCAGCCGCTTGTACTCGTCCGTGCCGTCCGCCAGCCGGACGCCCAGAGAGACGTCAATCCCCTGCCGCTCCTCGATGGACTGAAAAATGCCGTTTTTGCTGCGCGGCTCAAACCGTCGGGAGAGATTGTCGATTTTGAGGGTGCAGGTGCCATACGGCAGCGCCGTGGCTGCCACATTGCCCTGCTGCTTGACGCTGAACTCGGCGATCATCCCGCCGTCCCAGTTCTCATACACGCCGGGTACGATCTCCACCACCCGCATCCGCCTGCTGGGCCGTGACCATTTGGTCACCGTCACCCGGATAGCGTCGGGGTTGTTGACCGTAAAGCCCTCCAGCGATACGGAGGAAGCCGTGTTGCCGGTGTACGTCCGCGTGTGGTACGCCGTGCCGCCCTGCTTGACCTCCACCGTAAAATCCTCCGGCACGCCGTCGTAGGCGTTGCCGGGGAAGTGGACAGAGCACGCCTGAAGCACGGATACCCCGGAGAACCGAAGCTCCACCCACGGAGGCGTGGAAAACGTCCCGTCCGCGCCGGAAAGAACGTTGCCGATGTAGCCCATCTGGCCCACTGTCTGAGTAGGATCGTCTGGGAGAAGGTCCCACGTCCCGTCCAGCGCCCACCGGTCACGCTCTAACGTTGCGTACTTGGTTGGATTCCCAAAAACCTTATCGTGGATCTGCTCCAGATTGCTCCACAGAATTTGCCCGGAGGTCTCCCCGGTCCCAAACACGATATCCGGTGAGATGATATCAATGACCGCCCGCAGCAGCACCCGCCGCGCGTCTCCTGTGATCGCCGCATGATACGCCTGTCCGCTTTTAATCATGCGGTGTCACCTCCCGCAATTCCACGGTAAAGTCTGCCCACAACGGGGTCTCCGTGGTCTCCTCTCCACGTCCGCTTCGCCGCGACCACATAAATTTAGGCCGGGTAAAAGACGTTACGATAAAGCTGGAATATTGCAGCGCCCCATCGGATTCCTGTGGCAAAAAACCGCAGATAATCGGTTCCCGTGTTCCCTTCTCGCAGGCCGCGATCACCTTGTTTTTCATTTCCGCGTCAAAATATCCATATTGATAGGACACCTGCCACACATTCCCCCGCAGTTCCCGTGCCGTTCGCCCAGAGATCATCTGTACGTCAACCGACAGAGGGATATTTTGCACATTGTATCCGCCATCCCGGCTCTCCGGCAGCACCACCGCCATACCGTTGGCGTCTAAAATCAATTCCGTCATGTTTCACCTCATGCAATGGGGTTCAGGATTGGCGTACCGTTTGCCTGCGCATAGCCGGTCAGCGGATCAAACACATAGGATGCAAATTTGGTCATGTCAGGGAACATCAGGTTAAACGTAAATGATCCGCCGGATTGCTTCCCTTCGCCCAGCCCATTCACAATAGCCGCGCTGGAAACGCCGATGCCGGAATCTGCAAAGCCTACCGACGCCGTACCGAAGTCCAAGCCAGTTTTGACGCGACTGCTCACGCCGCTCACGCCGCGCATCAACGCGGGCAGGCCGTCGCTCAGTCCTTCCGCGCCGCCCTCCATCACATAGCGAAACACGCCGCGCGACCATTTCGAGGGCGAGTGCTCATCAAAGCCGTCCTTTCCGGTAAACAATCCCTTGACGGTATCGACGACGCCAGTCACCTTGTTTTTTAACCATCCCGCCATTGCCTTGATACCTTCCCACAAGCCGCGCACAATGTCCTTGCCGACCTCAATAATGTCTGGGATAGAATCAACCAACGTTTTAATGATTGTTGCCGCCATATTCAAAACGCCTGTGACCAGCTGTGGAATGTTCTGCGCCAGCCCTTTGACCAACGCAATGACCATTTGTAGGCCCAGCTTGATAATGTCCGGCAGCTTGTCGATGGCATAGGAGACAAATTTTTCGATCATCTCCGGCCCCTTTTCCTGCACCACAACGCCGATGTTTTCAAGGATTCTTTCAACGACCGGCAAGAGATTTTCCGCCACCGTCACGGTGCTGCCCAAAAGGTTTGTAATGAGTTCCGCCATGTCGGCGTTTTCATCGCCGAGACCCGTGATAAAGTTTTCATACGCCGCTTTCATCGACGCGATAGAGCCTTGAATCGTCGTGCTGGCTTCCAGTTGCGTTGTGCCCGTGATGCCCATTTCCGTCTGCACGGTATGGATAGCGTCAACGATGTCCGCGTAGCTGCTGATGGTGTAGTTGGTGTAATTGCCCTGCGCGGCATTTAAGGCATTTGCATCGTCCAAAAGACGCTGCATTTCCTCCTTCGTGCCGCCATAGCCGAGCTTCAGGTTGTCCAGCATGGTATAGTTCTGCTTGGCGAAACCGGAATACGCGTTCTGGATGGATTCCATGCTGGAACCCATCTTATTCGCGTTATCCGACATGTCTGTAATGGCCAGATTCGCCTTTTCAGCCGCTGCGTCCGTATCGCCGCCCATCGATTGCAGCAGCGACGCGGAAAACGCCGTTACAGTGGTCATGTACTCGTTGGCGCTCATGCCCGCCGTCTGGTATGCGTTCGTGGCGTACTGCATGACGGTATCGGCAGAGGACTTGAACAGCGTTTCCACGCCGCCGACCAGCTGCTCATACTCACCGTAGCTTTGAATTGCTGCCTCGCCAATGTTTTTTACCGCACCTGCAACAGCTTTCACGCCAGCAACAATGGCTTGCCCTGCAATATTTGCTTTCAGCACATCGCCAAAGCTCAATGCCTTTTCTTTGGTAGCCCCAAGGTTTTTATCTACTTCGCTCGTGTCTACGCTGATTTTGACAAAAAGGTCTAATAAATTCATGTTCTCACCACGCTTTTCGGTGTTTTTGGTGAAAAGTCCTTGAAAAGTCAAGGCTTATGTACTACAATTTTAGGAAAGGAGGGTTTTGCCATGATCAATTTCAACAAAGATTCCGCATTTGACTTAAAACCTATTTCCATTGCCGAAGTCCGCGACGAGGTCAACGGTCTTTTGATCGCGGGCGAAGAGATCGCCTGCGCGTTTAAAACGATCCGAGACCAGCTTATCTTCACCAACAAGCGCATCATTTCCGTTGACGTGCAGGGCATCACAGGAAAACGAAAATCGTTCAGTTCCATGCCCTTTTCCAAGGTGCAGTTCTTCGCTATCCAGACACCCGGCCTTGTTGAGCTGATCCCAGACAGCGAGCTTGTCCTGACGTTTTCCAATGGCTTTACCGCCAAATTTGAGTTCAAAGGCGATACCGACATCGGAAAAATCGGCCGCATGATCTCGGAATGCGTTCTCAAATAACGCCTATCCCTCCGCCGCCCCGTCAGGGGCGGCTTTTTTTATCGTCAGCCCGCACCGCGCGACAATATCGGCGGTGATTTCTTCGCACGTTCTGTTGTCCTGCTCTTTTGGCTCAATAATGTCCTCGTATCGCGCCTTGATGTAGTTTCCGCTCGCGTATCGCGCCGTGTTTTCGCCCACAATGCGCAGCGCGTCGGTCACATAGATGCGGTATGCGTCGTTTCTTGCTTTTTCATTGAGCCGCGCCACGCAGTACCTCAGGAAAGGCTTTATTCTCCTTTGCCCTCGGTATTCTCCTGCGCAGAGCCAGAGGATTTCCCGCTCTGCGCTGAGATAAAAAGCGCGGTAAACGCATCATCGGTCAAAAGCTCCGTCGCGTCGCGCATCAGTTTGACGAGGTTCAGAGCGCCCTTGTAGCTCTCAGCGCTCACGCCCTCGATGGCGGCAAGGATAGCGATGATGTCGCCTTTGTGACCCTTGAGCAGCGCAGGGAGCGCTTTCCGCGCCCTCTGCGTCGCAAACTTCTTCACCGTCATTCCCTCTGGGATCTTTTCACGCCGGAACATGGCGGAAGCCTTCTCGTCCTCTGCGATGTTGGCAATGGGGTCAATGATGTCTGCGATAACATCAAACACCCGCTCGCCCTGAATGTCGGAAAGTTTCATATCAGCCCTCCGCCGTACCGGACTTAATGTAGATCTCAAAGGGGACCGTGTTCTGTGCTGCCATGGAGTAGTGGGCGGTATACTCAAATGCAAACTGGCCCTTTGCCTTATCGCTGGTCTTCAGCTGGAAGCCGCCGGTGGACAGTGCGTTCATCATGTGGATGGCGATGAAGCCGCCGTTTTTCTCACCGTTCTTGTCGGAGTAGTCGCCTACCAGCCAGATGTCGGCAAAGTCAGCGTCCGACAGATCGTTCCGAGGTGTGACCTTCCCATCGCTGGTTCCCACGTCGGCAGCACCGCAAAGGCTCTTTGCGATCTTAGTGTCTGCGTTGACGAACGTACCCGTCATTTTCGCTTCCCAGGAATCCAGCCGTTTCAGCTCCTTCATGTTCTTGGGGCAGTTGTCAATGTCTTCGCCAAAATCGGAGAAGCTGGGCGTTGCGGTAAAATTTACGCCGCCGGTAGTCGCGCCGATCTGTCCCGCCTCTCCGATGGTTCCGGTGGCCGGGGTGAAATCGGTGGTCAGAATACCGGCGTTGATCTGTAATTTCTGAAATGCGTCGGAAGGAATTTTTGTAAATCTCATAGTTTCGTCCTTTCATCAGTTTTGCGACAGATATTCCACCGTGATGTTGAGATACCGCCGCTTGATGTTCTTATCACTCTCGTCCGCGATATTCTGACACCACGGGGATCCGCGCTTGATCCACATCGCCCCTCCGTCATAGGGCACGAACGCGCCGCCCATGCCGATGGCGTCAGAGATTTCCTGTGCCTTGGCGTTGGGGATTGCCTCGCTTTCCGTGTAATACCAGAGGTTAACCGTCAGCGCGATTTCGCCGCTCTCCCATGACCCGGTGATAAGCTCATAGGTCAGCCACGGGAAGGTCGCGTCCTCCGGCACATTGGATGTTGGGTATGCCGGGAGGAATTGAGAAATCCACGCATGGAGCGCCTTGTCCTTTGTCATTTCGGCAGCTCCTTTCGCTCCGCAGTGAAGAATTTAAGCGCCCGGATTGCCGGTCCAGCAAATTTCGGAGCCGCCTTTTCCTCCGGGTTTGACGTCACCCGATAAGTCAGCCCCGTTTCCCCATCCCGAAAATAATCGTTGTACTCAATGGGCACGGCCCGTTTGACCAGCGCGGAATACACCGAGGTCACGCCCTCCTGTTCCGCCCTCCGGGCCTCCATGGATGTGTCAAGCGCCTGATAGTTGAGAAACTCAGCGCCGTCAACCCATTCCGTGATGTAGCCGCCAGCGCCGTCGCCCGTGCGTTTCTTTTCAATCAGCACACACTTTTTACCAAACGCATCCAACAGCATTACGGCTCCACCCCCTTGAGTTTCCGCCAATCATTCAATTGGCCTTTAAAAGCACCCTGCCAGCCGTTTAACGCGCTGCCGTCGCTTCCCGCGCTGCGTTTGGTGTAAGAATAGCCCCCGAAGCTCTCGCTTTGATACGGGTTTGCAGCGGCTTCGCCGTTCTTTTCTTCCCACGCGGCGATATCTTCGGCAAGCGCAACCACAGCCTTTGGCACCGCCAGCGCCCACACCGTCCCGGTAAAGGTTTCGTCCGTCAGGTCAACCGCCGGATACAGGTGCAGGCCATCGTTGAACACGGAGCTACAGATGCGGAAATATTGATTGGTTTGGAGAAAGGGCAGCGCAATGCTGCCATTCTCCACGGTGAACGTGCCCTCGTGAATGTCCACAAGGAACCAGTTGTTCAAGTGCCGTAAGACCTGTTCAAGCATCACGCTGCCCCCTTATTTAACCCGCAGCAGCCGCAGCAACGGTAGCCACGGCAATGCCGTCCAGATACTCAGCCCACAGCTTCATGCCCATGATGGCGTACATATCGCCGGTGGCGCGGCTGTAATCGCCGTCCACGTGGACGCCGATCAGATTGGTCTCGCCCTTCACGGTGTAGTTCAGGCCCAGCTTGGCAAAGTCGCTGTCGCTGGGGTCCACATAGTACAGGTCGATGTTTTCCACGGGCAGAGCAATCACCTTCTTGGAGGCAATGTACTTCTCAGGCAGCAGGAACAGAGTGCGGTAGCCCATGAAGTTCTCCACGTAGTTGATGCCGAACATGGTCTGAACGGTGATCTCCTTGTCACCCAGGTAATCGTAAGCATCGATGATGTTGGCAAAACCCACAACCTCGGTCACGTCCTTATCCAGACTGGCAAACTTGTCCAGCACCTTGCCCTTGGCCATAGCCAGAGCGCGCTGCCACGTCTTCTCGGTCACCTTCAAAGTGCCGGTACCGAGGAAGGTATAGAAGTCGGTCAGGACCTTGTTCTGCAGGGCCACGAGGAAAGCCTCGTCGGTCTTCTCTACGGCAACGTCAGTGCCGTACTTCGCCACGCTCTCGATGGTCACGCTCTTGGCATACTTGGAAATGTCGATGTCGCCGTAGGCAACAGGCTCCACCTTCATCTTGGTGAAGGGGATCTCGTCACCCTCAGCCACAGTGCCACCCTTGAGACCGCCGTCCACGCTGGCCTTGTAGGAAACCAGCTTCGTACCGGGGGCCTTTCGGATGGGACGCATGATGCCCATAATGTTGCGCAGTGCGTCCCAGTTATCAGCAAAGCGGGACACGAAATCCACCTCACGGGCGGAAGTGGTAAACTGCGCGGAAGTTGTTACGTTAGTTTTCGCAGCCATAAAATAGCTCCTTTCAAAAAATCAGTTGTTTTCGCTTGCCATCAGATCGGCAAGTGCTTTCTGGCGCTCCGCCGTAGACATCACATAGCGGCCCTTATCGTCCTTCTTGTAGATGTCCTCGCGGGTCTTTGCGCCGCCGGTGTTTGCCGGGGGATTAGCGGGATTCGCCCCGTGCGTCTGCGTGGTGGAGACCAGCCCCTTGTAAGTGCCGTCTACGAGCGCATCAAGGGCCTTGGTGTCCTTGATCTTATCGCCGTCCAGCTCCAATGCGGCCATTTCCTCGCCGCAGCCACGCATGGCAAGGTCCAAATTCGCGCCGGTGATGTTTTTGCTCTCAAAGTAAGCACGCACGGCCTTTTCCTTTGCCGCCTTGCTTTCCTTTGCCGTGACGTCGGATTTGTAAGTTTCAAAGGCCGAGTGTTCCTTCTCGTACTTTTCCTTATAGCCGCCGTCACCCGCTGCCTTGAGGTCGTCCAATTCCTTCTGGACGCCGGGCAGCTTCTCCGCGTCCGCCTTGTACTTCGTAAGATCGTCCTTGAGGGGGTCGACAACGCCCAGATGCAGCGCAACCAAGCGATTCTCGATCTCTTCGGTGCAAGCCTCGCCGAGAATATTCCTGATTTCCGCTCTCGTAAATTTCGCCATGTTATTCGTTCTCCTTTTCCTTGGCCCCAATTCTTCGGGGGCGAACGTTGTATAAAAACCGCTGTGCCTCGCGGGTTTTACCAAAAACAAAAGAGCCAACCACCGAGAAATTCTCAGTAGTTGGCTCATCGTGCCTTTCCGCGCGCTCAATTGCGCTGCGGTCTTATTTATTTTTTATCTCTTCCATTTTGACGATCTGCGCCTTGATGCTCCCGTCTTTCATCTGCTTGAGCTGCACTCTTGCGCCGGTCGCAAGTACGGCCTCCACCGCCTTGATAAAATCCTTATCCATTTTTCAGCTCGCTTTCCAGAATGTCCCGATACTGTCCCACATGGTCGGCGGCAGCGGGTTTCAAAAACGGCTGTGGCTTATTGCCGTGGGTCATGTGCCAATTGCCTTTCGCATCCTGATACACCCACGGCGTAGGCCGTCCGCCTCCGCCCTCGGCGTAAATGCCTGTGCCAAGCTCGACGTAAGCGGCATACTCATTGTTCGTGCCGATGTACGCCGCCGGTTCCTGCTCGTCTATCATATGGGTAATGCTGTTCCGCAAGTTGCCGGTGTCAACTGGGCACAGCTTTTTTGCGTATCCCTCTGCCACCAGCCCAATCTTTTCAAGGCCCCGCAGCAGCGCCGCCTTGATTTCAGCGGAAACCTCCGCACTGTGATCCTGGATCTCAATGTTCATCGCTTAACGCCCCATCTTAATCAAATGCTCGCCGTAAGTCATAAAATTCATGTTGTCTATGTCCAAAAGCCTTTGTTTTTCTTCTTCCGAAATATCGGGTTTAGAAACAAGCAGCCCCTCATTGTTTTTTTCTGTCGTCTTGGATAAGAAATCCATATCCCCCAATGTAAGAAGCATACTTCATTTTCCTTTCAAGATACTCGCGACTTCCTTTGCAATTTCGCTTGGGTTTTCGGCTAAAAAATACTGGGCAATGCTCTCAGCCACAAATTCCTTTGAATTTCTAAGCCCGTAATAGCTAAATCCCGCTGCCTTTGCCTTTTTTGCAAGTGGCAGAGCTTTTGCAATGTCCATCGTCCATGCTGTATTATCACCTAATATATCAGAATAAGCTTTTCTATACAACACATCAATTTGATTCTTTTTTGTGGCATCGTTATCAAGGATCATGTGTTGAACAGCATGTCCCAGTTCATGGTACACAGTATGAAACGCGTTGCCTGTGCTCCATGCGCCAGGTTCAAATTCTCCGATTGCATCTGCTGTCATTTTCTTAATTGCGCCCTTTTGTTTTACAACAGGATTCAAAAAAACAGTACGCAAAGAATTTGAATATGCCGCATAAGAATCGGTTTTTTTCGTGTAAAGAAGTACGTTATCCAAATATCCGGCTTCGGTTAAACTCCCGAACGTATCATTCATTCTTGCGATTGCCTTGTTTAACTCATTTGCAACATCAAGATTCATCCCAAGCTGATACGCCGTTGTTTGCCCAAGGCCAAGCGCCTCTTTTGCATATTTAACAGCTTCATCAATATTGGTAGCAGGCGTAAATTTTTGGATGTAGTCGAATCCGGTAGATTTTGCTTTGCCCGTTTTCCACCCAGCCCATTCCGCATAGGTCATATCAGAAACAACCTCTGTTTCGCCCGTAGACGCGTTTCTGGCGCGCCGTTGTGCGGTAGAGGTATTCACTCCGCCCACGTCCGCAATCACCGTACAGCGGCAGTTATACACGAGGTAGCCGGGTGCGGAAGTGTCACCGGGGAACATGATCTCGTTACCATCGACCTTAAACGGCTTGTCAATGTCCACCGTCTGGCCGTCTAACATGGCGTGGGCGTGTCGCGTTCTGCCGTCCAGCGTCGCAAGCCATTGTTTCTTGAGCTTAATGCCCATCTTCTCCGCCGCCGCGTAGCTGTCCATGCGCCCCGCGTTCTGTGCACCTGTCACGGCAGTTCTGGCGGTACGGATAGCGCTGTCTCGGCTCATGGTGGTAATGCGCTTTTGCAGGTCGTCCGCCATGTGCTTGATGCTCTTGCCCTGTAAGATGGAGCTGGTGACACTGGCCGTAATTTGCCTCTTGCCGTATGCGAGATCGATCCCGCGTTTCAGTGCTCTGTCCTTTGGATAGTACGGCATCAACCCCGGTTGCTCCACGATTAGGCGTTTCACCGTCTGCTCGTCCCACAGGTCAAAGCCCACGTCCCCAGCCACACTCTCGATGGTATACGCCGCATAGTTGCGGTTGAGGGAGTAGATACCGGGCGTTGCATCGTTAGTGTAGGACACCGCCACGGCGTTTGCGTCAGTCACGCGGTGCGCCACCTTGTCGCGCATGGCCTGATAGCGTTCCCCGCGCCCGATCTGATTCAGCCGCCATTGCTTATAGTCGGCCTCCGTCCATTCCTTACCGTTCTGCACGGTGCCGATCAGCGCTTTCATTTCCTCGTCGCGTTTTTTGAATTGCTCAAAGTACGCGTCGATGGTCTCTTGCAGCTCTTTTCCCGCCTCGCGGTATAGTTTTGCAATACGCCGCTCCAGCTTTGCAAGCTCTTGATCGGTCAGCTTGTACCCGAGGTCACTGTTCGCCATCGCCGTTCACCCCCGGCGCGTCAGGTTCCGCAAAGCTGCGGTCAATCTCTTCTGCCGCCTTCCGCTTTGCCATATCCTCGTACTGGTCAATGTCGCCATTGATGGTCAGCAGCTTCTTCGTGATATATTCATCATCGTAATACGCCGCGCCCAAAAGAATGTTCTGCGTCTCCTCGCTCTTGTTGATGATCTGATTGCGCGTATAACTCGGCTGATCCTCAATGCCTGCCAAACGCAGGATTTCCACGATAAACCGCGTGACCTCGGATTCAAACTTGTCCGTTTTCAAATCCAGCGGCACATAGCTGGCCTTGATAGCGGTCGCCGTCTGGTTGCCGGCAGATACCGCCGCAGCGTCAAAGCACTGGAAATCCTCGTACAGCTTTTTCTTGAGCATATCAATGGTGCTGCTGGTGCCCTCATACGGCGCTTCGATGGTCTTGCTTTCCACCTTTGCGCCGTCGTCGCCGTTGGCGTGGGCGACATGGGTGGTTTTCAAGCGCTCCACAAATTTCGCGTCGTCCAGATCGTCCATGCCGTTGCAGTTGGACAGCACCCAGTAGATCAGATTCCCCTCGTCCACGTTGTTGACCATGTTAGAGGACGCAAGGTCGAGAGCGTCAATGGTGTTACGCTTGCCGACAATTTCGGATAGACACCGCTTGTTGTTTTTCAGCGGAACGATGGGGAAACTCGGATAGTTCCCGCCGTCGTAGATTTCGGTTTCGCCGACTTCGGCCTTGCGGATAACGAGCTTGTAACTGCGCTTTTCCTGCAATACGCTCATATCTTTGTTCTTCGGCTGGAAATACTCGGTAAAACCGTCAATCTCATACAGCGTCGCTCTCAACGGCTTATCCTGTGCCACCTGCCAAAACCGAATACCGGCTTTCATTGCCCCGTCCTCTTCATCATAGAGGGGAACGAACTCAAGCAGAGAGAACACCCGCAAATGCGTCAAATCCCAAAAACCAAACGAAACGCCCGCGATTTTCGCCTCACGCGCTGCATCCATGACTTTCTGGTCGAAGTCCGGGCATAGCTTGTTCGGCGTTTCCTTCTCCGCAAAGGTCACGCCGTTACCCAGCAGATACGAGACCTCCTGATCCACCGCCAGACCAAAGAACCGGCTGGCCAGCTTATGATTTGCCGTCCACATATCCGTGTGGGAACGCCCCTGCATATCATAGATGATCTTCTCATAGCGGTTGATGGTCGGATTCAAGCCGTCATAGTACGCCTCCGCATCTACCGCCGTTTTATACGCCGTGCTCTCGCGGTGCTCATTGATCGTGCTGCGGACAAACTCAATGCGCGCCTGCTCATTTTCACCGACCGCTACAAGGTCGTTATATGTTTTGATAGCCGCTCACCGTCCTATCTGTTCCAAATGGGGGTATAATCGCTCTTGCCCTTTTGGCCGGGTGTTCTCCATATCGATTCCGTCGCATATCGGCACGCATCAATATGGTGGTTGTTTGCGTCAGGATAACCGCTGATGATCTCTCCTTCGCGGTTCCGCTCGTACTCATAGGAAATAAATTCTTCTGCCGTTTTGGGGCATTTCGTGCGGTCAATTACAATGCTTGATAATCCCTGCAACCACTGCATAGAGCGGTCAATGCTTCCCGGCCCTTTTCTTGCGCTAATGCAGCGTAAGCCAAATTTTTGATAGTCCGCGACGCTCTTAGGCTCTGCGCCGTCTGCTGTGATGAGATCATCGCGTGTCAGGCCATAATCAAGCAACATATCAGCCGTTTCTTTGTTCCTCTTTTTGTTTGCGGTCATTTCCGCAAAAATGTATAACGTGCGTCTTGCAGCGTCATAATAGCAACGGTTGAATGCCCACGGATCGGGGAAATATCCCCAGTCAACACCGTTATAAATGCGGTCAAAGCGCGACATTTCCTCGTCGGTGATTTCTCGCAGCTCCAAATTTTCAAACACATTGCCGCCCGTTCCGACCGGAATGCCGAGATACTCGTGCTGATATGCACGCTCATCCGTCTCTTTGAGGTGTTCCGCTTCTGCAAGAAACTGTTCTCCCAGCCATTCAGGCGGTGCTTGCAGATACGTTGACTTGTGGCACAGGCGGTCGGCGCGTTCCTCCAAACTGTCCTTGTTCGCCCAGTTGTCGCGCGAAATCGGCGGGTTATAGCTTTCGAAGTTCCAGAACATCGAGCCACCGCGCATGGTCGACTGCAAAATGGTTCGGATTTCCGCGCGTCCGGCAAACTGATCTTTCTCTTCAAAATGCGTCACGGCGATATAGCCAAACGGCACTTTGATAGATTTGATTTTCATGGGGTCATCAGCGCCGCGGAACATGATCTTCTGCCCTGTCGGCTTGTAGATCAGCTCCATCGGGGAAACCTTCGCTTCCCAATACGCCGCCATGCCCAGCTCGCCGATTGCCCAGATATACTGTGCATAAACGCTATCGCGGATTGTATTTGCCACCTTGCGCAACACAAGCGCATGCGTTCCCGGATTGCCAACCAGCAAAAGCGGTACAAGAATTGATACTGTGGAGGATTTCAGTGAACCACGCCCGCCGCTAAAATCGTAGTGCGTATGCCCATGCCTAAAAATATCATGTGCAATGCTATAAAACGCAGGGCCGATCTTTTCTGACAAGAGAATATCAGACATCGATAATCACCTTGACACCGTCCGCATTGACGTTCTGCTCCACAATATCTTTTTGCTCAAGGTACTGTTTCCCCAGCCAAATGGCCATGCTTGCGTTCTTTTCGGCCAGCTTCCACTGCGCTCTCCGCAGGCTCGACTTTCCTACCTGACTCTTGCTTTTATATGTGTCCGCAAAAGTCATTTTATACGTCCGTTTGCACCATCGATTCAGGGTGTCCGCGCTGCACTCAAGCACTCCGCAGATTTCTGCTTCCGTGCACTGGATGCCGCATAGGTTCTCAAACAGCTTTTGATTTATTACCTTTTTCGGCCTTCCAGTCCGTGCCACTTTTACCCCTCCTTTCTCTGGTTGCACAACACGGCATTTTGGAGCAGCGAGGTCGGAGTTGAACCGCCATCTTTCCGCAGGATGCGGAATGTTTTGCCGTTAAACTACCGCCGCATATTGCCGTGTCACTGGTGCCTTTCTGCTTGCGTTACCTTTTCCCCTTTGTACATTCCAGCGCCCATTTCGTCGATTTTGGAAAACGGAATGATAGGAACGGTAAGCCGGTCTCTATATGTTTGGTCAATAAAATAGATATATCGGAGTTGGTACCCGGTCAAAATCTCGCCGCCAACATAGGCCACATATTTTTTGAAATTGAAGTTGCCGCCGGTTATATCGTAATAGCTTTTTCCGTTAAGTTCCTTTCGCGGAGATGTGGGATTGCTCTCAAGTGTCATTTTGTGTATTTTTTCGCCGTTCGGAAGTTGTACAAGGTTTCCGTTCGGTTTGATTGCCGTCAAAACAAAACCGCTCGCTCGGTATATCGTCCCGTCTCCGCACGAACACCCATCCGCAAACGAAATGACCCATTTGATTTGAGGTGCGTTTTTTCGGATTAGCTTCATCGCAATCGCAATTACCCGGCTCTCACTATTGCGCGGAAGCACATCATCAAACGCCATGCGGTTCAATTCGATGAATTCGTTCCACCCGGTTCCATCAACAAGCCCTTGGATTTTAGACTTATCCAAAGACGGGCCAAAGGACATGACGCCGTGAAGTCTGCCTTCGTAAAACACGCCGAAATGCAAATTGCTGTTATTCACAACCTTGCCGCTGTAATGGTGCGTTTTCACAAACGGAACGGCAACCTTGCTTGGAATAACTTTTACAATCAGGTCTTTTGCGCTGCCCATTGCCGTATCACCTCATACAATGCGTTCCCGTTTTTATTGGCGTTGCCAAACGTTTCTGTTATTTCATCTTCAACGCACGTCATAGCATATTCGATCAATTCTTTCTGTTGTTCATGGAGCGTGAATGTCATTTGACAGATTTCCGATTTGTCCCCATCCGGCAAGGAAAAATCAGTGCCGTACTCATCCTCGTTTTCAATCCCCCAGTCGAAATCAAACGCCGACAAATCCAGCCCCGGCAATTCTTCTGCCAACAGGTCAAAATCCCAGTCGCTCTCGTTGCTCTTGTTATCCACCAGCCGCAGGGCGTTCACCTGCTCCGGTGTCAGATCGTCCACGCAGACGCAAGGCACTTCTTCCATACCCAGCTTCTTTGCCGCTAAAGCGCGGCAGTGGCCGATTACGATCACGCCGTCACGGTCAATCACAATCGGCTGTACAAATCCGTACTGCTTGATGCTCTCCGCAACGTTGTTAATTTGCCGCTTATCATGCTTTTTTGCGTTTGCGGCATACGGCACAATATCCGCAAGCCGCCGTTTTGTGATTTCCATGCCATCCTCCTGGTTTGCTACCGGTAATAATTTACTCCACGAGCATCCAGTCATCGGCAAGCATATCCGCCTGCGATGCCAGCCAGCCGAGCTGCACGCCGGATGTGCCGACAAAAGCAAGCGCTTTGTTACCGATAGCTTCGTGAATGGCGTTGATCACCTCATGCGCAGCATTCTCATAGCTGATGCGCTCCGCAAGCTCGACATACTGATTCTTTCCATTCCATCCGCGACGGGCAATTCTCTTCCCTTTCTTCGCTGCTTCAATGGCAAGGCCAAAGCTCAGGCAGTCTGTTTCCCGATATGCGGCCTCGAACACATACTTTGGGCTAAAGCTCTCGTAACCGTCCTGGTAGCGGACCTTGTAGCCATCTTCCTCGGGGTCCATACTCTTGGGGATGGGCTGGTCCTTCTCGTAGACCGTGCCACCCTTGCGAATAGCAGGGGCTGCCTCAATGATTTTCGTGCCAACATACTTTTTCATTTTCATTTCGCATAACCTCTTAACATTATTTTGCTACCAGCCCCCACCCCTTGGCCTTACATAGCAGACTTTACCCGCCCCGAGGGGCATACACATCTTGCGTGTCCGGATCTCACTGAGCCAAACATGGTACGCAAGGTCTTTTTATCGGCTCCCGGCTGCGCTGCGTCTTCCTACCAGCCATCAGGAACTTGGCAATTATACCAGCCGCCTGATACTTAGCTTTTTACGCTTCCTCGCCCGCTGGCCGGGATGGCACGGCATTGCAGTCCTGCCCTGCTTTAGCGCTTCAGGGAAAGTCCCCGTCACTCGCTGTGGTCTCCCCTTACGGGGCACCTATGCCGCATATCTCCGCAGTGAGCCGGTCGGCGCTCCGGCATCTCCAACAATGCGAGTATTTGCGGTCTCGCCTCCGGGCGGCAGATTGCCTTTCTGCCCTCCACTGCGGTACTGCCGTCTAAAACTGCTGCCACCGTGCGCAATCACAGTGACCTGCTGGAACTTCGGCAGCGTAGTTTGTCCAAATGTCCCCTCTGGGACACATCGTTGAGAGGTGCGAGGGGTCCTATACCCAACCGGAATTGCACCGGGGCATCAAGGGCAAGTACCAGTTGCCGGAGATGAGCTGCTTTTACAGGCCGCAGCTTATATATTCTTGGAGCGAGGACGCATCACCCGAAACGCTCCCCGCCATGGTGCAGACGGCTGGGCTTGAACCAGCGCATACCTCCCGGCGCGGTGCTCTGCCGACTGAGCTACGTCTGCATATCCCCGGCATTCCGCCGGGGTCAGGAGGAAAGAAAGGATGGATGGAAAGAATGAGGATGCGGATATAACCCCGCACCCTCATTCTGACACATATTTTTCTACGCTTGCCCCGAATTGGGGGCAAAGACCAATTTTTTTTGCGATACTATAAAGGTTTACTCTCTCGCTCACCCTCGTCCCATGCAAGCTCATCCAAACTGACGTGGTAATGATTCGCTATCAGCTTCAATTGGCTGAGAGCCGGTTCGTTCTCCCCAGTTTCGTACTTCCGTAGCGTATCATGCCCGATCCCAATCAGCTCCGCTTTCACTCTCATGCTTTTAGCAGGCCGCTCAGATTCCCTTAACTTCCGCAGCCGTTCCGGGAATGTACTCACGTAACCACCTCACATAGCCGGAAATTCTCTACCACAGGTCCGCCCGCCGTTTCCGTCCGCACACTGACAAACCGGCCCTTTGGGTGGATGTAAATTACCTCTCCGCGCTGGAACGGATACAGCTGCTCATACGTTGGGTGCTGCCGCTCCAGCTGGGACGGTATGGACTTGAATCTGGCCCGAACCACCTGTCCAAGTTTCATGATTCCTCCATTTCCAGTAGCTTCACCAAGTCCCAGAACTTCCGCGCATCCAGCCCGGTTTCCGTCTTGATCTTGCCAAGCCGATAGATCACGCTGTTGTGGTGAATATCCATCTCTTTTGCGTTTTTCACGCAATTCATATCATTCTTCGCGTAGATGCGCAAAAGCGATATATCTTCCTTCTGCATAGTTACCTCCCATAACGGACCTTTTTCAAATCCTTGTATCTGTCCGGGAATGGGATCAACTTTGCCTTGTCCCGGATAATCTCCGCAAGCACCCGATCCATGTGCTCCTGTCGGACGTCCGCCTCTGGGTTCCGGCAGTCCAGCGCCGGTTTGTACTCGCGCTGAACGGCAACCCAGTTATGGGTGATCCGCATGATCCGGTCATAGCCCCAGCCCTCCGTCTGGTGGAGGGCCATCTGAAGCGTATCCATGGCGAATTGCATCGCCATCGCCGCCCCGGCGTTGAAGGTGGCGTCCAGCTCCGCCTCCCGCCGTTGCAAATACCCAGACTGTTTAGCCATTCCCGCCGTCCTTTCTCTCGCCGTGACTGCAAAAGCCTTCATTTGGCATGGCACAATTAAACAGTCCGCAGCCGCCAATCTCTCCGATTTCATCACCCATGTTTTTGTATATCCGATGCTTGCAGTCCTTGCACCGTGTCACGATCACGGCATCCACGGTGGGGGCTTTTTCGACCAAGCCAAGTAAGCCGTTCCAACCAGCACAATACGCCGCAGGGAGAACATCTTTGCTGCACCGGCCCACGCCCAAATCATCAACATCAATCAGCCTCATGGTCAGCACCTCCGTCCATCTTCGCCCCGCATACAGGACAGTAATTCCAGTTGTTCAGGTGATACTCGCTCTCTGTCAGTGCGCAGCCGCACAAGGAGATTATTGAGCTGCTTCGCACCGCAGAGCATAACGCGAAGGTATCTCAGGAATGGGTGGCACAGCAAATTGTAAGTTTTTTGCACTACACCCGTCCTGCATTAGTTTCATAAGTGCTGCCTCTCGCTTAATGTATTCAGCCATTGTCAACCCTCCAATCTGCGCCCGCAAATCGGGCAGAACTTGATCTTAACCGTCATGCGCACCTGCTTGCCGGAGCTGACGCATAGCTTCCAGCCGCCGTTAATGGGGTGAGACTGCATTATGTGCGCACTTCCGGTTCCCTCACGGTCCAAGTGCGTAACGTATCCGTCCCTGTCCTCATGGCAGAATTCACACACGTTCATCCCCGGCCCTCCTGTTCCACGCTTCCGGCAGTTGGGATAATTCTCCACTCCTCCGGCCTTTTCTGCGCGGCCCTAATTTGTTCCAGTGGCCCGCGCTCCTCACACACAGCGTACTGCTTCCATCGGTAGCTTTGGAACGTGCGGTTTTTAGTCAGCTCCTCGTGTGGAATGTAGAGCGATTTGTACTCAAGGACATACATCGCCGCTTCGCCCCCTCAATGCTTCTCGCTTAATGTATTCAGCCATCCCGCTTCGCCTCCTGTTCATCGAATTGCCTTTTGATTTCATCATGAAGAATTCTCCATTTTTCTCCGGCATCGTAATGACTTGCAATCATAATAAGAATGTCTGCAACATCCCCGCGCCGGAGTTTCAGGCGGCATGTCCGGTTGTTATTATTTAGCATCCTTCGTCGCCTCCACATAGCACCAGCTTTGGGGCGGGCGCTTAATGTCACCGCCCAATTTTTTTCAGTCTGTGCATTCCCATGTGTATTCTGCATGGCAAGAATCACACGGGTCAGGTGCACGCCGGAACTCGCTCAGTTCGCGCGGCGCGTCGTAGATTTTCAGATTGGAGATATGCCAGCCGTAACAACGCCCCTTATCGCCGATATAAGCTATAATTTCTGCCTGAGATAAGCACGTCGCAGGGGAAAAGGCGGCATTTGTCGGACACCATAGCCTGCCGCCATCGTATGTGATCGGGACGACCCGCTCACAGGTAAACTCCCCGACGACCTTGCCGCCGCCATAAAACTGTGGTCTTGGATAGTCCGTCGCAATGAAGTCCTCGTGCGGATATTTTGGCAGCGTGCAATAGATATAGCACTTAAACGGCGTTTCCAGCTTCGGGCGCGTCTTTCGGACCTCAATGGTTTTTTCGCGGCGGGCGATCTTTTCCACCCACTTGGGGCGGATGCTGATAAGTACGGCTTTACTCATCCTTCATCGCCTCCAATGCGCGCTTCGCTTCCTCACGGGTGAGGAATACGGTCTTGCCAATTTCCTCTGGATAAAACTCCCATGCTTCGCCGTTTTCGTCAGTCCCCTTCAGGAATACGGTTTTATAGCCGTCATACCATCCGATGCGGTCTGCGTCATCCAATGAAATTTCCCTGATCGGTTGCTCTACATAGTCTTTGTCAATTCCCCAGAATAAAACTTGATCCCCAAAGACAACCTCGAGCCAGTCCTTGCACGGTAGAACCTCCAATCGCCCGTCCTTGTCTGCTTTAGCCAACTGGCGGAACCTGTCCAGTGCCTCACTGGCTTTTTGGTTTCCAATTAAATCCTGAAAAAACACCACAAAAGATTGAAACGCTTCTGGCGTCATGCCCGTGTCTAAATACTGACGCAGCAGCGGGCAGTGCGCCGCCTGGACCGCCGTGCAGAACCCGCCGACCGCAGTACAGTTCCCGTTATCCTCATGCCTAAAGTGGCAACGCAGGCAATTAACATTTCCCATCACATTTCCTCCGTCCTTTCAAACCTGATCTTCATTTGTGCGGGGCACAAATCAACCTCTGGTCTGCGCTTGCCTGTCCATCGGAGACCGCCAGCTTGCCCGATGCACTTCCACCCGGCAGCCCGTAGGCTGGCCCCGTTTTCTGTGTCCAGAATATAAGTCACAAGCCGTTTATAGCCCATGGCCCGTGCCGCCCTCCACGCCGCCGCATACAGCATAGAGCAGGCGTTGCGAGTTCCGTCTGTGCAAAGCCGGTTGACCTCCAACGTCCAGCCATCGTCCAGATGACGAGCCACCGGGCGCCCCACAATGGCAACGCCTACGATTTTCTCTCCATCGGACAGCCCAATGGAAAACTTATGCCCCACCACAGGCCCGTGGTGTCGGTGGTACTGCTCAACGTAGGCATTGGCTTCTCGCAGTGTCATGGGACACACTTCAAGCATTTTCCACCTCCGGCGGTTCCGGCAGCGGCATCCACGCCAAAGCATGAGCCTTTGTTCCGTTTGCGACTTCACCGCCCCAGCTTCCGTTGATTTGGTAGCCGAGTGCGTAATCTGCAAACATTGCATTAAAGTCTCCATAGCGGAAATATTCACCCCAACACAGCACATTCTGAAAATTCTCCGGCAGCCGCGCCTCCACCGGAATCCACCGGGGCAGCTGCCCCCGCAGCGTCTCAATTTCCTGCTGGAGCGCCGCGATGTGGGTGCTTTGATTCTCCAGCCGGTCAGCGGCTTCTGTCAGATCATCGCACAGGGTAATGGGCGTTTCCCACTGGTTCCCCTCCGCCCATTCAGCGTGCTCACGCAGCGCATTTACGAGGTTTGTATCTCTCATAATCAGTCCTCCAATTCCCCGCCGCAGGCAGCGTAACCGGCGAGGTCAATCCAGTTATCTGCTTTGCCGTGGCCGGTGGCGATGCGGGCCAGCTTAAATAGACACATCATAGCCCCCACGTCAGCGCCGGTGATACAGACGTCGCCGTCCGGGTTGACGCATTTCTGCCGCAGATACGGCTCCCACAGGGCCGCGATCATGTTAAAAGACGTTTCCGGGCTGCCGTAATCCTGGTCCCGGTCTCCGCACACGCACTGCTTGGCAGCGGCTAAAATCTCTTCACGGGTCATTCCTCCACCTCCTGCATCCAGAACTCGCGGCGACAAATATCACAGCCTCTTCCAGTCGGGCAATGCCCGCGTAACGCTGTATCAACAAGGCATGGGTCTAAAGCAACGTTATGTGTGTTCGTATATATTGGCGCATTTGGAAACTGCTCAAGAAACACGCTCTGCCTGGTTTTTACGGGGTGCTCCTTTGCCCATTGTTCGACTTTACTAACGAGTGATATTGGTTCAATATGCGCAATATTAAGTTCTTCACCGTAATAATCTGGGTTGCTTTTACTGCGTTTTTTCAGTTGTTCCAAAAACTCCACAGCATCCATCATTCTGCCTCCCCAATTTCCACGCGGATCGTATCTCCGCTCCAAAATTTGTGTTCCACGGCACGGAACCACTTACGGTTATCGTCTGGCAAAATATAGCCCTTCATCGCGTCCACAAAGGCCTTGCCCAGCGCGCCGTGATTGTCAACGTCCAGATTGTCATTCCAGAAAAATGTCACCTTGACGGGGTGATTTACCAGACGTTTTGCAATTCCTGCTTTTCGCATTGCCCAGTGGGCCAGCTCGTGCAGCTCTTCCGCGTCCTTCTTCCGCTGCGACCAATGCTTACCGGCGTAATACGCGTTCAGGCCAAACCGCTTGTTCCACGCCGCTTTACCGCGCTTTGTTGCCGGATAGGGGATTTCAAATGCAATCACCGCTTTTCCTCCTTGCCGTCGGTAATGACGCTGACCACGCGGACGCGTCCCAGAGGCTCCAATAGCATCGCTACCGCTTCCTTCGTGCCCTGTGTGTCCTCGCCATCGTAAATGTCGATCACAAGCCGCATCATCACACATACCCCCAAGCGTCCTCGCATTTGCAAGGGCCTTTTGCGCCCTTACGGCCACCGCGATCCTGTTCTTTCGCCAGCCAGCGGGTAATGAATCCGCGTACACCACGCGCCGTTTTCCGCTTCGCCGGGTTATTCAGGCACCATTCCCGCATCTCCCGCAACTGCTGTATCACGTCGACAGCAGGGTATACGCCCGCCCATTCCTGGCATTGCTCCTGCGACACCGGATATTCAGTGCCGTCATTGAGGGGGATGGAAACCACCGGCGGGGATGCCGTTTGCGGCTCGCCGCCTACTTCTTCTGGATTCTGGATTCTGGATTCTGGATTCTGGATTGGATTACG